AATATATCATACGGTCAACACTAATGAGAAAAGTTAGAAGCAATCACAACAGTTTATTAAATTTTTTTCTTTATGATAAAAAATATTTATCTAAGGCTTATATAAAAAAATGTGAAGAATTTATTGACAGTTTAGGAAGCCGCAAGCTCGAAGACTGTTTTAAAATGGAAAAAAAGGAAGATGTTTAGACACCCAAAATATTATAAAGAATTACGCAAGCTACGTAATAAACTGGACCAGGCAATTAGCCGGGATGCTTCGACGGAAGATAACTGCGTTCGTCCTGGTCCGGGCCTCAAGCAACAAGCTTCAAGCACCAAGCCTCAAGCATCAAGCAAACCAGAACCAGTTCAGGTTCAAGCTTCAAGCGCCAAGCGGCAAGCGTCCCAGCCAGAATAACAAGCATCAAGCTTCAAGCCGCAAGCAGCAAGCTCCTTGATTCTAGAACCACGGAACAAGAAAACTGAAAAAGTTTTCTTGGGTAAAGGACCGAGGGCCTTTACCATGATAAATGTATTGTCAGGATGCTTCACGTGGAACGCAATTTGATGAGGACTGAATCGGATTTTGTTACCTTTAGTTACCTTAATTTCTATAGTACGAAAGTTCCCAGAAGTATTACAGACCAATAGATCAGGAGTGCCAAGTAAGCTAGAGTTTTCAATCCTAATGAGGGAAAGTTCTTTAAAATTTTTTTTGATTTCTCGATAGAATTTAGCCTCTGGGCCCATATGTTTTTCAAGGTAATCACTGCGCTTAAATTTGCAGCTTTGGAGGAATATTTATTAACCGTTGGTTGACTGTTTTTAATACAAGACGATGCGCACTATGACCTCTGTGGCCTAAAATTGGTGTGCTGTTTTCTTGTACTTCCATTCTAACTACTTTTTCTAAATAACCGTTTACTTCAACCATAAGGACAGCATTAGAAATAGCATTACCTTGTCTGCTACCGTCCTTGTTGGCTGCTGTGAAATTAGATAAAAATTCCTGTAAGTCTTTTACTCGCATTATTTTTTTATCTGCAGTTCTAATAGTTGAATCTCTTCTCGAAGTCTAGCTATTTCTGCTTGAAAGTTTTCATTTTCTGTATGCAGTTGTCTTATTGTAGATGACATCTCAATTACAATTTGTTTTGTAGCTTTTAGTTGGTTTTCAGTTTTGATGTGCAAACTTTCTCTTTCCTGCAGTTTAAATATATCTGCTCGGTATTGTTCAGTCAGTAATGTAATATCTAAAGGACCTCTGTCTTCTTTAGGATCTATCTTGCTTTCATTCTCATGAGTCATATCTTCTCCATGTTCTTTCAGTTTGTTATATGTACGTTTGTCTTTCATGCTATTGACAATATAGGATAGTTACCTTAAAAAGTCAACATGGGAGTTCCTAAAAGATTAACAGAAATGCAAAAACGATTCTGCCAATTCCTAGTATTTGGTGGACCTGACGGCCCGGTAAACAAGATGGAAGCAGCCGAGCTGGCTGGCTATTCTTTTAAGAGAGCACGGATAGAAGGAAGTGAGTTAACAAATCCAAGACTGTCGCCATTAGTAGTAAAATACAAGGATGAATTAGAGCAAGAAAGAGATTTAAAATTTGGAGTGACCTATGAAAATCATATTGCTGAATTAGCAAGAATTAAAACTTTGGCTTTAAAAAAGAATTCCTTTTCTGCTGCCGTAAACGCTGAAACAAATCGTGGAAAGGCAGGAGGACTATACATAGACAGAAAAATAATAAAGCATGGGAAATTAGAAGATATGACAGAAGAACAATTAGAAATGAAAATGGCACAAATTGAAGAAGACTACGCAAGTCTTTTGACTGATGATGTTGTTGATGTAACACCTAAAAAAACTAAAGCTTTGTCACCTTCTTCACCCAAGGAACCGGAATCATCGTCCGATCGCCAAAAGTAATACCATCTTCATCTTTATCGTAAGACGCAAATAGTTTTAAAGAAGTTTTATCTTTTGAATACAACCAACCTTCATTGATAGGCTTTGCAAATTTCATTCTATCAAATTCTTTATCAGTAGCCCACCCCGAATCGCTAACACAATCAATCCATTCAACCCTAACTCTAGGATAAGGAATGTCTGGTCCGTCTACGGCTATTACTCTTTTTCTCTTCTTGGGCATATCTGCATATGTATCTAAAAAAAATCAGTTTTTCCAGTTTTTTGTATCGCGCGCGCATAGGCAAACTGAGATTATGCCATAAGTGACAAAATAATCTGTCACATGACACTTTTTTTTACAACATTTTGTCTACCCTAAAGTCATATATACCAACACTTCTAGACCAAAGTGACAGAATGACATTATTTCTAGAGTAGTTTTTATTTTTTTTTTTATTTTTTTTACCATACATATACACTGTCATATTGGTGTGGTATTTAGGCAACACAATATTGCCACAATGCTATAATATTGCCTTGTTAGCCACAATCTTGCCATAATGTAGCTCCATTACCGCCAACTTTTCTTCAGCATTTGACATCGCTTCTAGCAGTTTATCAACCTCTCCTGTTATGTCAGGGTGCTCCGGTATGATTAATTCTTGCTCGCTATAACATCTTATCTTGTATTTAGCGTCCTCTATCTCGGCCTCGTATCTCTTCTTTAGAACTATTCTAAGTTTTTCGTTCATGTTGTTTTCCTTTCTTTTTATTTAAGTGATTTATAAGACTATGTTTATATAAAATTAAATCATGTATAGACTCATCATCATCTTTAATTTCATTAACATCCAAAATTATTGGACAATCATCAAAACCTCCATTTTCATCAACAGAGTCATCAGGTAAATAACATGAGTATCTTTCTTCATCTTCGCCTAATATGACTAACTCAACAGGTGCATTCATATCGTAATTTAATAATTTATTTATTAGTGTTCTTACTTTCATTAAAATCCTCCGCTTTCATTGGTGTTGTTCTTTCTTTCTCATCATGTATCAATTCATTATACATGTTGATTCGTTTCAATGCCTTGTGCTTCCAGGCTCGAAGGTTTGCACCTTCTGTTTTGAATTCTTGATAATATAAGTCAGGCGTGCAGACCATGATAACTCCTTGTTCGATCTTACTGCCGTAGACGTAGTCGTGGGCCATGGCGTACATGGCAATCTGTAGGTAATAGTCTTCGATCCATTCTTCTTTTTTCGGACGATTACTTTGTTTGAAGTCAACAATAGTTTCTTTGCCATTGTGTAAGCAAACCAAATCTGTTGAGCCCGCATATAAACCCGGGTAGTGTAGCATGACTTCAGAGCCATAATACTCTTCCACTGGCGCAAGACCAATCTCGATAATTTTGTCGGCCATGGGACGCGCCTCCTGTCCGATGCTTGTAAGATCAACGCAGCCAGTTCCGAGGATATAATGCTCCAAGAATTTGTGCATACATGTCCCCCTATTACTACTATGGTTTTTGATTCGTTCGGCGTTTTCTTCTCCAACTTTGGCCTTCCAGTCTTTTAAAAATTGTTGATTTTTGGTTTTGCCTAATATCGTAGTCACACTGGGAAGTCTAGAATTATCTATGTCATAAACCCTGGTCCCTGATCCGGGGTCCGTGAGCTGTTTTCCTCGTATATAGCTGTATTTATTACTCTTTTTGATCATAATTTATTTTTTAATTCTTCAAGATATTCTTCCATCTCAATATTATCAGACTGCATGTCAGCCTGTTCTTTCTTCCTATCATATAATTTTTTACTATCGATCACTTGAGATTTAAACTTAGAAGTTCTAACCTCTTTCGCAACAGGATTCGTTTTAAAAATTTCATCAAAATTTTTTTTATATAATTTAGTCGGTATTCTACTTCTACCATCCCACTTAAATTTTTTAGATTTCATAAGGACCTTTCTTAACTATTTTTTTACCACGATTCGTGGGTTTAAATTCCATTCTTTTACGCACAGATTCTTTTATAAATCCACCATACTCACGTCCAGATCTAGATTTACCGTAAGTAGGTACTTGTCCTAATCCAAACTGTGGTTTAGCTTTCATCTTTTTTAATAACTTGGCTATCTTTTTGTCTTCGTCTGTTTCCATATTCCATCTTATCTTTTATAATTTGTTCAACAATATTATCTCGTTTATCAAAACTAATTAAACTTTTATAATAACGAATCCTTGTTTGATCCATTTTTATAATACCTTTCTTAGGTTTATTAAATAACCATTTCCATAATTTTTTAAACATTAAAATTTACTCCGGTAAATGTACTTTCATGTATTCTTTTATGTCAATAATGTTTTTAGACATTTCAACATCTGATTGTACGTCAACTTGTTTTTTCTTTTTTTCTTTTTTTATTTCATTTTTAAATGGTAAAACATCCATGACTTCTTTAGTATCTAAATTTACAAAAATTAATTGTACATCTAACTCTTGTTGTTTTTTAGTTGGTGTTCTATTTACTTTCCAACCATTTTTAGTTCTAAGTGATACTGCCTTTACATCAATAAGTATAACATCGCCTGTGCCATCTTCATCTATCAACACCATATCTACAGGTCCATGACCAGACAAATTTTTGTGTACAGAATATCCTAAATTAATAAAATATTCTGCCGCAATTAATTCTGCTCTATCGCCTTTTATGTGTTTTTCGTGTGCCATCAATTCAACCTAGATTTATCATAAGTTGAAGAATTATCAGCATCGATATAAGACTCAATAACTTCGGACTCATCCACATAAATTTCTCCTTCCGACTCACACGTCTGACATTGCACGATTACGTGTTCTCTTCCTTCTTCTAAAACAGCTTTAATAAATCCGTTGCCCTTGCAATCCGGACAAATCATTGCATGTACGTTATACTTTTTTAACTTTGCCATTTAACTTCTTCGCTTTCTCGTTTGCAATAGATTCTATTGTTTTGCTAATCGATAGTGTTGCATCGGGCAATAATACCTTCGACAACGCGATCAAAGTCTTGTATGTTTCATGTGTTAATGAAACGTTTCTATATTTAGTTATATCGGTCATTGTGACTTCCTTTCATTTATTTCTGATGATTATATAGGACGTAACGGAGATTTGTCAAGATGAAATTTATATTATTATTAACTATGTGCAGCTATGTAAGTGGAGCTTGTATGCCTACCTATGAATGGCCGGTTAAATTTGATAGTGGTTATGATTGTAGTATTGCAGGTTATGAAGAAGCTGCTAGAAAATTAAAAGAGATTGGTCCAGAGGAAGTTAACAAACATAGAATTTCTATTACGTTTAGTTGTGCAGGTATTCAAGAGACTTGACAACTACATTATATTTCAAGTATAATATTAAACTCACCACAATAACCTATCACTCTATCCCTCTTGTGATAGGTTTTATTTTTTCATTTTAGTTTGGGTAATGCGGCCATTGTCATCTTGCCACAACTCAAAGATGTTTCCTTTACCATCTATGTAGTACCCGTGTAATGTTTTTTTCTTTTTCATAATTCATTCGGCCCCTACGCTTTCCGTGCACGTACTAACGTAGAAGGCGCCGCTTTCGTTGCTACCCTTTCAGGTCATCGCGAACGTACAGTGGAACGCAGTTACTGCAGAACTTGGACGCCTACTAACGGTCTTATAATTCTATCTCCATATACAACCAAAAAAATCACCACTACCATCATTCATTATATGACGATTAATTGGATAATCGTAGTATGTACTTAACTTAATTCTCAATATATCACACAAATCTGAATATATAACTGTATCTTTAAACAGTTTTATATTTGCCATCATCTCTTCTGTCACTGGCACCAGATGATACATTCCGTCTGTTAAGATTATTAACTCCATCAGCCCACTCCTTTATATATTTATACCATTCGTCTTTATATTTAGGATCTTTAGTTTTATTCCAAAGATTTGCTAATTCATCAATCTTTTTTTGCATCATATCTTCTTGTACCATTAGTTATAATTTTCTTAAGACCAGGAGCTGATAACTCTATTTTAGCATAGGGTTTCCATGCTTTTCTCATGATATTAAGTTCTAATAATAAAACCGACCATTGCTTTGGTGTTATATCTTTACTACTTATTGTTATTATTTTTTCTTTCATATATCCTATATAGGATATCTAGGGAGATTTGTCAACCCCTACCTTGACCCACATAGGGTTTTTTTCTTTGTTTTTTATTAGGGTTTTTTGAATGTCTTCCAGGCCGTTTACGAGGCTTTTGTTTATGGTAGGTATTAACTCCCCACTTAGGTGCCTTGGCCATTATTTATCTCTAGTAACTAATTCTATTTTTTCACCGGCTGTAACTGCAGGGATATAACTTATTTTCCCATTAATATGTTGTCTTAAATCACTACCACATGTCACACATCTATAAAAATCTGGAGTTATTGATACTAACATAGTATCCTGCTCACATGTCGGACATGTCCCCGTCACCACTTCTGCGTTGAATTTTAGAAATTTTTTTTCTGTCATAAACTTTCTTAGATTTTACCACACGAGGTTGATAACGTCCATCACTTAATTGTTGAGCTATCTTATTTCTAGGTCTATTTTTCTTGAGAAAAAATGCGTATGATTTCTTATTCAATGATCAATTTTTTAATTGATTTAGACCCATCAATATTATCCTCTAGCTCCGCCTTCCCTTTCCAGCATTTGTAAGTTACTGATTCAGAAAAAGTTCTTTCAGCTTCACGTTTTCCGCGCAAACACATTGCCATACCATCAACCTGCAAACGGGCTTCCTTAATTTCTGCGTTTACAAACATAAGAAGAGCTACTACAGATTCTATCATTAGTGTGTGCTCCCATTTCCGTTAGTGTATTTCATCTCTCTAGATGCATCTTTTAATTTTTCAATATCAGTTAAAACTTTATCCATTTGTTTTGTTAAAAATTCTATGTTTACTTTGTTTAATGCCATAGACTCAATGTGTTTGTTTAACTTATCAGTGGTCTTGTAAAGATCCTCGATCATCATGAATTGCTCGGAATCTGCAGGAAGCGAACCAAGTTGACCCCGTGGCCATTTGATTCTAAACTCTGTATTCTCAGTTAAATCTTTCC